TAGAACTTGTGCACGAGTCATATCACGAGTTTCTTTGCCGTCAGCAGTATCTTCTATTTCTTTGGTAGTGGACAACATACCGAGTGAATCAAGACACATAAACAAAGGTTGACGTTCTGACTCGTGCTGTGAAAGATAACCATCAAGAATGTTAATGGCCTGTGTGCGAAACTCTTGAACTGTGGTGACAGGCATTAGAACCATTCTTTCTGGATCAATGCCCCTATCAATCACCATCTGTTTTGTGATTGCACTTTCTGATTCAAAATAGATAACACCAGCATTCGGATTCTTATCAAGAAAACTCTTGACGATTCCCATCAGGAAAAAAGTCTTACCTGTGGCAGACTCGCCAGCCAGTGCAGTGATTTTATTTGATGGAAGTCCACCGTGAATAGAACCACTCATAAGTGCGTTTAGAATATAACTACCTGTATCAATAAAAATATCAGTATCAAAGTCAGTGCCGTCTGCAACAACACTAGCATACTCATTTAATTTTGTAATGTCCTTCAAAAAATTATTTGTCATTTGATTGCAATCTCTCCCATTTTGTCAAATATTTCTTGGATGATATATTTGCTGTCATAATAAGAATATACCTCATATGATTTATTTCTATATTCATTCCTTAATTCTTCATTAACAGACAACTCTTGCACTAAATCTCTACACTCTTCCATGTTGTCATGATGCGCTATTTATACATAGTCTGTGTTAGAATATCAATGGCCTAAGGCGAGTTCTCCGCGTACAATACTTCAACCAATTCAGTAATAACTTCTTTTTGTTCTTCTAGTGTATTGTTAGGCATAACAGTTATATGTTCTCGCAAGAAGAAGTTCGTTAACATATTGTTCATTTGCGAGTGTCGTCCAGAAATCCAAGTTTTGTTTTGTAGATTTCCTCGAGCATCCTGTCGTCTTTGTTCTTCTTCTGGTGTTATGGTCAACATGAAGACTTTGGTATCATAGTTCTCAGTTAACCATTCTACCTTACTAGTGAGGCGATCACCCTCAAAAATTATCTTGTCGTAATTTTTACTTTGTTCCTCAATAAAACTTTCAAACGATCCTTTTGCCAGAACACTATAACTCCACGAATCAGTACCAGAAAATGTCCCCTCATCATATTGACCAAGCAAGAGAACACGATTACCAGTGAATAGGTAATCGTTGTATTCAGTGCATTTGAACAGAGGTTTAGGTTCAATCAAGTTTGGTGGGGTTTCAACATACTCCTTGCCGAAAAGAGCTCTAATAATAGAACTCTTTCCGACTGCTGGACTTGCAATTATAGAAATCAGAATCATGCAGCCCCTTTTGCAGTTTCAAAATCTACGACAACATTATTATCCTTACGCCAGTTGTGAGCATAGACGAGAGCGTTCTGAGTACCCATCTTTTCATTGTGATAAGCATCAGTGATCATCAAGTTTTCATAAGTGATAGGTCCATTTTCTGAGTCAGGGACAATGTGTGCTCCAACAACATCTTCCCACGCAATGGGCTCACCAGTTACTTCATTGATCTTTCCAATCTCCCGCCACTTCTTACGCAACATATCGGTGGGGAATACACGGTCAGCACCCTTGAAAGTCACAAACTCGTCAACCTTCAACCACTCATCTACCCACTCAACAGCCTGCAGAAAGGAACTAGTATTACCAATCTTCTTGACATAAGAAGCGTATGCAGCACCAATGGTCTTTAACTTGGCATCCAAATCATAACCATTATCATCAACATAACCATCTGAACCACAGCTATACAACCAATCGGCCTGTAAGTCTGCAATTGCTTCACCAAGACCCTGATAATCTTCTACCTTAAAACGAACAGACTTATCAAGAAGATTGAAATAAACAATACGGAAGATGTGAAAGTCCTTCACAGAAATCCGCTTCTTAGTCACACGCTTGAAGTAAGGAGCAATTGAATTGTAAAAGTTATACTCCTTCTTAACCTTTTCAATCACAGACTTCACTTCTTTCTCTGACATATCATTTTCAATGAATTCAATGATATCATCGTGAGTAACGGTGCCAAACCCATTGGTGTGCAAAACAGCAGATTCCAAAATCTGTTCCAAATACTGCATACGAGTGTTATCAAAAGCACGATCAGGAGCCTTCTCAAACCAAGGCAGAACTTCATCAATCTCTTCACCGCTTTCATTGACTACCATAGTCAAACGACGAAGAGCAGCAATCTGCAACAACAAACCGTAAGAGTTCATGGTTTCAGCAAAGTTCAATGAATCTACATTGTTCGTCTGACGAAACTGCTGACCAATTTCCTTATCAGTAAGATTAGTGAAAATCTTAAACGTCAGTTCATAACCAAGAAAATACTCCATCTGGTCTGGCGTCAGTTCCTTAAAATACTTCTGACCAATAGGAGAGGACTTATGCGTAGGAAACTTTCCAGCAATATAATCCTTGATTGACCTCTTACGGTGACCGCCATCCAAACTCTCTACGATCTGAAAGTCCTTAACAGAATTCCAGAAACCACCGTTGGAAATACGAACTGCCAACTGAATTTCACACAAGTCATAACCAGTAAAAATAGCACCGATAATGCTTTGAGCTTTCGTAGCCTTTCGCCCAGTGGAAATCTGTTTCGCAGAAATAGCATTACGCTGACCAATTGGATTAAGGTCAACCTTCGGTGCCATGTAAGTTGAAAACTGTTCAATAGTAAACTTTTCAACAATCGTTACACGCTTCTTTGGCTTGACCCAAGTAAGACCAATTGGAGCAATATCCATAGTTCCAGTTTTAGTATTTGCAGACATATTTAACTTTCTTTGTTTTCTCAGTTTATACCTAAGTATACACGGCATATCAAGTTTTGTCAAGGCCTAAATTACAAAAAATCTTCTAAACTTCCAACTTCATTTTTTGCAAACCTGCCGATTAATCTCTCACTCTTACCAATGTTACCTATTGTTGCGGCGCTCAAATCTGTGTAACATACGGTTGTGAAACGCTGTCCTGACCCACTAATAGGTGTAACGCAGTGCAAGCTCTTAGAATCTGCAATGCATACGCTGTTATCTGGAAGGTCGATACCTACACCCCACCGTGGGAATGAAAGATACGCTCCCGTGTATTCGCCTTGTCTATGACAACTCATAGTTGTATATTCTACGTCCTTCCCATCAGAATGGACACCCATTGCCTTACTCTGCATTGCACTGTACCGATTTGCACTAATCGTGGTCACCATACCATGACGGTGTTCTGGTGCGATATACTCTTCTGCAAATCGTCTTTGTCGATTGTAAATCTCTGGAGCAACACGATTGAATGCAATCTCTACATCCCTGCACAGAGGCTCTAGTTTTTCCCATGTCTTGGGGTTTGATACATTAATCTTACCAGTGAACCGCCCTCGTTTCGCACCAATCATAACTGAACTGATTTCATTGGCGTATGCAATCATACCCCAACCACCTGACTTAGTGCGAACATGGTATGAATTGGGTGTGCGTAATTTATAATGCTCTCCTTCAATCAAACCTTTCTTTTTCATTTCCTCTGGATCGATAGGTCCAGCGCAGTTCGCTCTCATGGTAGATACATCTTCAATAGAGTACAACACATCTCTCATAGAGTCGTCTGCAAAACAGTTTGTTGCAACATACGCAATTGGAATACCTTCCTCACCCAAAGTAGAATCTGGACGATAGATGGCAGTGTCTTCTGTGATGGTGATTATCTGATCTAGGTCTTTCTCATCATAGAACTTACCGTTCCACTTTTCGAAAGTCTCTTTCTCACCATAATCAGTCTTTGCTGTTATGTACTTCATTGTACGGCTCCAATACCTTTTCGTAAATAGATTCTGCAACATACTTCATCATCATGGGTGCAACCATCAGACCAATACGCGCCAAGCGTTCGTTAAGAGTTCCCGTCAAAATATAATCTTCCGGTAGCGACATGATGCGCTTAGCCTCCTTAGTTGTATACCCACGATCTTCATCGGGATGGAGATTTACTGACAAACTAGTCTGTAATCCCTGTTCGCTAAGCGTGTGACTTGCCTGATGCCAAGGGACTCTGCGAGACTGAAAAAATGAAGTTTTCCTCTCCGGCACTTCTTTTCCCCACTTAGTTCTATGTGCAATCAGCTTATCATAAAACGGACCCACTACGTCATCACCCACTGACATAACCTTATCAGGGTTCTTGGGTAGACGTTTCAACCATTTGTATTTAGCACTTTTCTTCATGATTTCACGCAGTTCATGTGCCTCGACACTATTTTCGTTATCGAGTCTTAGATCACCAATAGCATCTTCCAGAGTTGGTTCCTCATCCATTGCACCATCTGGAAATAGTGAAGATACAAGCATCCAAGGCATGTCAATATCATCCATCACATCATTACGAACTGATATGATAAACACACGTTGTCTCTTTTGTGGAACACCAAAGTGTATACCGTTAAGAACCTTGTATGTTGTAG